GTTGGCGGGGTTGAGTGAGTTTGAAGTCATTAAATTTATCATTAGCTTTGCCCCTGATAGGGGAGGGGATAGGATGATCTATTTAACATAATATTTATTATTGGTTATTTAGATCAATGGGATAGTACCCCCTACCTTGTTTTTTAGCGTAGAAGAAATAGGGGATGGCTTGTGCCCCCTAAAATTCTGATACCAAACAATGACTTTAACTTTTTTGTATTTTGATTTTTTTTATTTTGTAATAGACACATTAATAATAAATATAATATGTTTAAGATAAAGAGGAACCATAAACTACATCAATTTAGCGTATATACTCTATGGAGGAATATGTATAGATACAAGCCATCTAAAATTAGAAGGGTATTAACCATAAACAAGATTAACCAAGAACCATAATATGAACGCTGAATTTAAAGAGATAAGTAAAGAGGCTTTTATCATAGCCTATAAGGAGAACTTTGGCAATATCACTATTAGCTGTGAAGCAGCAGGGGTATCTAGGGGGATGTACAAGTCTTGGTGTGAGAAAGATCCTTAGTTCAGAAAGCGACTAGCTGAAATAGAGCCTGAAGAGATTATGTTAGACTTCGGAGAGCAGAAGCTAATGGAAAGGATTGCTAGGGGTGATACCTTAGCTACGATGTTCCTACTAAAAACCAAAGGAAAGCGTAGAGGGTATATCGAGAAACAAGAGGTTGCTCACGAAGGAGATGTGGTGAAGCAGATTACAGTCAACGTAGTTAGACCAGAAGAACTACCAAATATTCAAAAGCAGTTAGATGGTGATGAGCACAAGGAGTTACCTGAAGGGGAGATTATCAATTTTGACACCCAAGTAGAACCAGGTATGGTTATACCAGCTACAATGGCTAGTGAAATCGATGAAATTCCTCTTTATGACCATGATAAAGGCGAATATTTAGACTTAAATGACCAAGATGAATACGAAGAGTAACCTAAAATCAATTTAAAGGGCATTTAGAGACGATTTAAGACACTTTTAGTATAAAATAGTACCATAACACCAAAAAGAGAAAATAATGGCTTAAAAAGCCTTAAAACCAACATGAATGAACGTAACTACCAACAAAGTATTCCAAATCCTGCAAGAAAGTCAAAAAAAGATTTCAGTTATGCAAGGAGGAACCAGAAGTGGCAAGACATACAATATCTTGACATGGTTTATCGTCAAACTGTTACAAGAAAAGGGAAAGACACTGACTATCTGCCGTTCCTCGCTACCGTCTATCAAGGGTTCTGTAATGAGAGACTTCATAGAGATACTTTCAAAATATGGCTTGTACTCCGAAGACAAACACAACAAATCAGAAAGTCTGTACTTTTTAGGAGGGAACACCGTAGAGTTTGTGTCTACCGACCAGCCTCAAAAAATCAGAGGTCGTAAGCGTAACTATCTTTTCATCAACGAGGCAAATGAGGTGAACTATGAATCTTGGATGCAGTTAGCCCTTCGTACAACCGAGAAGATTGTGATTGACTATAACCCATCGGATTACTACTCTTGGATATATGACAAGGTGATTCCTCGTGAGGATGCTGATTTTACCATCACTACCTACAAGGACAACCCATTTTTAGAAAAAGCTATCGTTGAGGAGATTGAAAGGCTTAAAGATGCTGACCATGAATACTGGAGAGTTTATGGTTTAGGAGAAAGAGCCATCTCGGAAGCGACTATTTATACTCATTGGAAACGCAGAAGAACTTTCCCAGAAGGAGGGGATATATTTTATGGTTTGGACTTTGGCTTCAACAATCAGACAGCACTCGTTCGTGTCAAATTCTACGATAACGAAATGTATGTGGACCAGCTCATTTACGACACTAAAATGTCAACAGCCCTTTTAATCGATAGAATGAGGGCATTGGGCTTAGATAGGAACTCAGAAATCTTTGCCGATCCTGCAGAACCCAAAACCATTGCAGAAATCAACAAAGCAGGGTTTAACTTGAAGAGTGCAGTAAAGGATGTCTTTGCAGGAATCAATAAGGTAAAGTCTTACCCACTAATAGTTAAAAGCGATTCGTTAGATATGCTTGATGAGATTAAAAACTATAAATGGAAAACTGATACAGATGGCAATACTTTAGATGAACCTGTGAAATATAGAGACCACTTAATGGATGCAATGAGGTATGCCATATACACAAAATTTGCTAAACCGAAAAGAGGATGGGTTGTATAGGTTAAAAATTGTTTACTTTTGTAAAAACATCTTATAGCGTGAAATTTACTGAATTTGTAGGTAACTTAAATCCTTTCAAGAAAAAGGGTGTTACTAATATTGGCTTTCCGTCTAATCCATTAGCTGACTTTGCAGGTTTAATCAAGGGAAGGATACTCTACCCTGACATTAACGATAAGAAGTTTGTTAATGACTATTGTAACAACAGTGAGGTATATGCTATCGTTAAAAGAATAGCTAAGACAGTTTCAACTGTTCCTTTCTACGTTTACAGCGTTAAAAACAAAAAAGCGTTTAATCAATATAAATCTATGATTGCTAACGCTTCCTCTACTGCTGACTTAGCAAAAGCAGAACTTGTTAGAGTTAAGGCAATAGAAGAGGTAGCTGATTCTCCATTGAATGATTTATTACAACAACCAAACGAATACCAATCTTTCTCTGAGTTAATCGAGAATATGATTGGCTACAAACTAATTACTGGTAACACTTATGTTTGGGCAAACAGATTGTCTAATGGTAAGGTACAAGAATTAGTATGTCTCCCATCCCAATATATGGGCATCGTTTCTGATGGTACCATTAATGGGGTTGAAGCGTACACATTTACTTTAGTAGGATGGGATACTTTACCAGCGAAGGATGTGATACATTTAAAGTACTTCAACCCTTACTTTGATACAAACGGACAACAGCTATACGGATTATCACCTTTACAAGCAGCTTACAGAACAGTACAACGTTCTAATGATGCAAAGGATACTTCAGTTGGTATGTTGCAGAATCAAGGTCCTAAAGGCATCTTATATGCTAAAGAAGGTAACAATGATTTCGGACCAGAGGCAGCAGGTAAACTAAAAGAAGATTTCTACAATCAATACGGAACTAAGACTCAAGGAGGTATCGTTCAGAATGCAGGAAGAATATTAATTGCAGGTGCAGAATTAGGTTGGTTGAACATGGGACTATCTCCTGTTGACTTACAATTGTTAGAATCCGAGAAAATAACTCTTAGAGAACTTTGTAATGTATACGGAGTAAATTCAGCGTTGTTTAACGATCCTGATAACAAGACCTATAACAACATGAAGGAAGCTAAGAAGGAAATGTTAACGCAAGTTGTACTTCCTGAGTTAGTAGCTATTCGTGATGCAATGAATAGATTTTTTGGTATAGAGATGGGAAGAGATACATACATCGATTTTGACTTAACTGTGTTCCCAGAATTACAAGAGGACATGAAAGAGTTGAGTGGTATCTTATCTCAATCTTGGTGGATTACTCCTAATGAGAAGCGTGTGGCAATGCGTTATGAGACTATTGAAAGTCCTACAATGAATGAGATATTCATTCCTGCTGGTTACTTGCCTATAGATGAGTTAACTATGCTACAAGATCCTCGTAATGCTCAACAGCAAGGTGATTACAATATCCCTCCTGTTAAAAGCGAAGGTTTTTTTTTGAGCAAGAGTGAAAAGTTAGATGAGGTTTATGCTAAATACAAAGAAGTAACCAACATGAGTTACTCTGAGTTGGAAGCCTGGTCAAAAACAGAATGCTCAAAGAAGGCATCTTTAGATAGAAGCCCTATCACTAGAAACCTAAGATTGCTTTCTAAGAAAAAAGAAGATTGGACAAGTGCAGATATAGAAGATGCGAATAGAACCATTAGCTTTGTGAGTAGAATGAAAGGTGCAGAGCAAGGCGAACCAGCGGCAGAAGGCTGTCCTTCAAAAAGAGATATATCATTAAAAAACTGGGCTTACGATCCTTCAAAATAAATACTATGGAATTGAAATCATTTGACAACTTAATTAAGGCTTTAGAGGACTTGCAAAGTCAAAAGGCTATCAATAAAACAAATCCTAAAGGGACTGCTCACGCTAATTCATTGATTGAAAATGGTGATATTATAGAGCCATCATCTTGGGAAAGACCTTCTGTAGAATTAGAAAACGATTATATCGAAAAGAACGGATGGGATGAATTTTCTAAGTGGTTCTTAGGAGTTGATACAGCAGAAGACGCTGAGACTAAAGGTCACTATGGCTACATCTACACATCAGACTTTAAGACTGTAGATAGACAAGGTTTAAGAGCCATCAGACAAAGAGCAGCTCAAAACGGATTAACTTCTGTATTCGCTGCAGCAGGTAAAATGATAGAAAAGATTGACGCTAAAAAGTAATGGCTAAAATACTTTATCCTTCACAACAATTTGCTTTGCAACAAAAGATTGCAAGGAAATCAATCAGAGAATATCAGCCTAAAATACAGGCGGTATTGCAGAAGGATTTTGATAAAGCTGCTGATTTGGTAGTACAAATGGGGGCTCAACAAACTGTAAATAACAGACAAGCATTATTCGACTCAAAGTCAATTAATAATATTTTACGAAATTTGTATGAGAATGTGGGCGGTTATACCGCAATGCGTTACGAAAAGATATTTGACAAGTTTAAAAAAGAAGAATCTATAGACTTTGATCCACTAGATATAGCTGACGAATGGTTAGCATTTATGTTGTCTTATTGGACAGCTATTAGTGGAACAAAAATGTATGGCATAGAAAATACAACTGAAACGGAAATCGCTAGGTTGATTAATAACGCAATACGTTACGGACAAGAAAATAACCTTACTCAAAACGAAGTAAACCAAATGGCTATTAAAACGTTAAGAGAAGGTAAGATAAATGTCTCAAGAAGTCTATTGATTGCTCGTACTGAATCGCATCAGGCTTTAAGCACAGGTGCATTTGGTGCAACACAATATTCAGTAGTGCCATTGTTAAAGCAGTGGGTACACTCAGAGTATATGTCAGCTCCTCGTTTGTGGCACTTAGATTTGGATAGACAAACTAACCCTGACACACAAGGAACGAGAATATTGGTGAATCAACCATTTATGGTAAACACACCAAACTTAGGGATGATACAAATGCAATACGCACATGATGCAACAGGCGGTGCTATAAATAACTGTAACTGCCGATGCTGTACGGTGTATATTGCGTAAACAAATAAATATGAGTAATTTTTATAACAGAAAAGGAGTAAGCGGTGCACCGATTGATATGTCGGATGACTCAAGAACAGTAGTTGTTTACTACTCCGCATTTGGTAACGTAGATAGTGATGGTGATGTAATCACTCCTGGTGCGTTTACTAAATCATTGAAAGAGAATGGTCCAAAAGCTAAGAATAGAATCTGGCATTTGTTCAACCATTCTACAGACAAGCCTATTGCTAAACCATTCGACATGGAAGAAGATGCTTTTGGTTTAAAGGCTTACGTTAAAATGCCAAATACAACTTTAGGTAGAGATACTTACGAGTTGTACAGAGATGGGCATATAACCGAACATAGCATTGGCTTCCAAACTGTGAAGTCTCAAGCTAAGTCTGGTTATAACGAAATATCAGAAATTAAATTGTTTGAAGGTTCCTCAGTTTTATGGGGAGCTAATTCTAATACACCAACAGTAATGGTTAAGTCTGAAATCAAGGCTACAGTTATTGATGA